CTTCTAGCTTCTCGAGTTGTGCTTGAAGTTCAGCTACACTGGGGGTGTCATCTCCCGCTTCTGCTATTGCCGTCTCTTTCTCTACTTCTAGCGCATCCGCATCCGCATCAGTGACTGGGGGTTCCTTACTACCACCGCCAAAAGAAGCAGATATACTGGAACTGCAACTGATTGAACATAAACATAATAGACCAAAAGCGGCACTCATTGTTTTAACATCCATTTTGTTTTATTACTATACTATGAGATATTTGTTACTGATATGATTGGTGTTTCAACTTATCAATAATGAAATATGGAAGGCAGGTGGGGACTATTTAGAGACCACGTACAATCTGGATGGAAATAGAAAGGATGAAGGCATCAAGGAGGGTGCTAATAGGCTTGAGCACAGAGATGTGCTTGACAAGCGAGCGGTTCCACACGAGGCGGAGAAGGAAAGTGCTGATAAGCACAGTGAGAACGAAGGTGAGAACTTCGGTGAGAACTTCGGACCTGGACTTGGCTTTGGCAACCTCGTGAATCATTTATTACATGTGGATATTTTTTTCTAGCTAAACTACAAATGAGGGCTCTCCCCCTGAGTGGATCAGAAAGTAGGTATACAAACAGGCGGTGGTCGACACCAAAAGGTATTGGAAACAATAATTGTTATGCCTATGCCGTTGGAGACTACGAGGCATATAGGTGGCAAAAGTCCATCCCGGGTGATCGTTCTGGTCTTTCCAATGGGCACCATACCTATACCCACTGTACTGGACTTCCTAAGCGCGTTATTTCTGACAATCCTAAGAGAGTGTACAAGGCGGATGCCAATGAAAAATGTAAAAAGGGGTATTTCAAGGTCATGATGTTTGTTTCTCCTGGGAGACCTATGAACTACATTCGACAAGGGGACTTCCACTTTTACAAACAACACGGAGTGGTTGAGTATAAAATCAAACCCGGTGATACTATCAAAGCTGTAGCCAAATTCTTTAAAGTACCTGAATCACGGATAAAGAAAGGTGGTCAATTTAAGGTTGGTAAACGTATAATTTTTAAAGCCAATGTATTCAGTCACAAGCGGGGCTGGGCAACTGGCCCACTTCTCACTGATGCTAAAGGCAAAGCCATCACCGACCCCCGTAAGGCTTCTAGGGACTATCCAGGTCTAAACTACGAGAAATATTGTAGTTCATTCTGTGTCAAGGACACTGGGATCAAAGTCGGTAGGACTCACCCCAAGGTCCGCTAAGATACTCTCAAGGTCTTCTTGTTGATCCACATCAAAATTAATATCAAATAGATCTAGAACCTCAAATATAGACCCCTCATTCAAGGACACAGAATTCGCCGTTGCTGTGTAATTGTTTTGTATAGTGACTGTAATTTTAAATTGTGAGCCATCTATCACTTTTCGACAAATCGGACATGTATTCTTACCTGTGTTCTTCCATTCCTGTAGACAATGGGAATGAAACATATGTCCACACCGGGCTGGAGGGTTAGTCCTCGTACACCGGACTTCATTTAGACATATGGAACATGTTGACATTCTACAGGAAGGTTTTAAAGTTTTTTTGGGAATTTTTCTCAGTTAGTAAATTTTGGATACATCTACGAGAGGCTTGTCACACTTAGCACATTTACCCTTACCTTGTACATCCTCCTGTACCTTGGTAAGGAGCTGGGGACCCTGAGATTGGAGGAGCTTACGGTAAGAGTAGTTGTCCTCAAAAGAAATACCATTTTGCTTCATAACATAGTTGTTAAAGAGCTGAGCTGAAGAGTTTACGGTAAAGCACCGACCATCGGCCATACCAAGTCGCTGCGACATATTGTTAATATACACCTAGAATTTTATTTGCCTGTTGGTAATTGTCCTCATCCAAGAATTGAACCCTTTTTCCTTGAGAAGTTTGACAAAAGGATCACATCTATATCCCAAATAAATATCAAATACATCAGTTTCTTCTGTGCGTGACACTCGAATCTGGGGATTTTCATTTATGTGGTTGTTGATGATATTGTAGGCAAATGCAATCTCCTTGAGGGTCTCCGCCCCTGTAATGATAATTTTACCGGTACTAAAAATACTGGTAGTAATCTCCTTCATATCCTCTGAAGGCTTGAACTTGATCTTCACTGCAGAATACCTATCTGGTTCAAAAGAAACCTTAAAAATGTCATCATACTCTTCAAACCAGTCGGCAACCTTCATGAGGTTGATATTGTAGTTGAGACTGAAGTTGGAGTTAATCATAACAACACGGAATGAATCCACTGGTACTTCAATTTTCAAACCCAAAAAGGTTTTGAAAATATGAACAAGTTGGGTGATGATACGTTTGCAATCGAAGAGATCGCAACAACCCGCCACTTGGATCGAACCGTTGGGGAATACCTTCACAGACTTAGTACTGTAGGTGTCGTGGTATGTTAAGGTCACCTGGTTATAGAAAGTCGTCGGTTTCAATTTCCACTCAAAACCATCTGTTTTGGTACCCACACGTCTCATCTTATAGGAACCAATTTCTTCGAATAAACGTCGAAGTCGTTTTATATCAATCTGTTGGATAAAGCTCGACACCATAGTGATTGTCGTAATCTTTATCCATGAGGGTCTAGTCTCATCTGGTAACTCTTTTCGTATCTCATCGAGAGTGAGGAGATACGAAAAGCTATTATTTGCAATCGTTGAATACATTTTTGGACATACTTTTTATATGTTGTGAGATTCACTTAGGTGTTTAAAGATGAGACTCTCCATTTAAGTACATGACCTCTTTCCTTAAATCTGCAAAGCATGTTCTTGATGTGGAGTCTGACCTCTCATATGTTGAGATTGTCTATGACAGGTACACGAGAAATAAGGGATACTCGACCTTCACAGATTACCTCAATACAGAGCCTTTCGCTGATTGGGTATCATTAGAGTCTGATGATCACTCAATTATTTACGAGAAGTTTCTTGATACAATGGTTAAGAAGACCCTAGAGGTGAGACAGCGTATGGCTGAACTTTTACTCGAAAGTTTCTTAACTTACGACCAGGATATTCGTAAGTATGTGCGTGTAGCCCACGCAGTTAAGATTCTAGATCCAACATTTCAACCACCTCGTATTAATATGGAGAGTGCTTGGCAAGTGGAGTTTATCAAGAAGTTTTGTAAGAAAACAATAATAGATTCAATTCAACAATGTAAAAAGAAGTCACGACTCAAGTATTTCTTCAACGTACTAAAATTAATAGAATTAGAGCAATAAGAATAGAAATGATCATTATTTGGGTTGTCGTATTTTTACGCTCAACACCAACAACAACAACTGGTTCCCTCTCCCTGCCACATCCAAGTCCGTAATCAATATTACGACGGGGTTGAACATTCCTGTCTATTTGATGGGGTTGTTTCTCAGGTTCGCATAATCCAACTGTACAAAAAACACTTTTACCAGGGGTTGGAATACCCCCACTCTTAGGAACTTCTTGAAAATCTTCAAAATTACTCGTCTGTCTTACACCTCCTGGAAGGGAGAAATCGTGTTGGACAAATGGATTTACATCATTAATTGCATCCTCATCATTGAGCATAAACTCACTCATTATTGTTATTACTTCAGATTATATTTCTTATCCAACATCTTGATTTTATGTTCATCCCACATTTTATCCAAATCGACATTTAGCATATGTGCCAATTGAAAGAGATAACTGAACACATCACCCATTTCCATCATAACATCTGTTCCTCTCTCCTTTTTTAGATTTGTCTTCTTGTATGTCTTCTTATATTGTCGAATTGCGGATGCGAGTTCACCAACTTCTTCTGTCAGGAGAAGCCATACTGTATCTATGGGGGCACGATCCCACCCCTTAGACTTGCATACTTTTTCTGTTTCACATTTGTATTTGTTAAGACTCATACTTAATCCACAGGAGACTCAAAGCTTTAATTGATTCCAATCTTGTTGTTATAACCAATTTTATTCCCAGTAGTGCTAGTATTTAGAGGTCGATCCATGGGTGTGCTAATAGTGTCGATATCCTCAGCATAGGCAATATATTGAGATACACCAGTTTGAATTTGAGACATGGCTGAAGATATGACCTTGGTGTTCATATACTTAACCTGTTCGTTGATTTGAGTGTATTGATCACCCGAGTTGTTGATAAATACAACACGCATAATGGAGAATAAATCATCAGGGTTCTGGTAATCTATGGAGATGCCAGTCTTATTTTTAAACGCCTGACGAATTCCACGTTGAAGAAGATTCTTGTTGAAATCCGAAAAGAACAAAGTGTTCAGTGGGGTCTCACACTGCTGAATAGAATTAAGGTGGAGGTTGTCACACATTTAATATAGTCTCCGAAAAAAATTGTCTGTAGATATTAAATGTTAAACATGGCTGACTTCAACGAGG